CATTGGGATAATGTTTACAGAGCAATTGAATATATTAAAGCAGGTCAAAGAGAAAAGAAAATGACCGACCCTACTGACGCTATAAATAGTGCACTTATGGAGTTTAACAATGGGAGCAATGGTTCCACCGAGCAGAAAGAGCTGCTACAACTTCCGAGTGACGGAGATTAATCGTGTTCTTGACGGGGATACTATTGATGTCACCATTGATCTTGGGTTTGATCTATACAAGAAAGAAAGAGTTAGAGTTGCAGGAGTTGATACACCAGAGAAGAGAACAAGAGATAAAGAAGAGAAGGTACTGGGAATAGATGCAACTAACTGGTTAAAAGATAAATTAGAAGAAGCTATTAAAGGAGATGATGAACTCACTATTAGAACTGAACTCAAAGGTGGCGTGGGTAAGTATGGTCGGTTGCTTGGTTGGTTATACATTGGCGATGATAATGTATCACTCAACGAACAAATGATCACTGAAGGATATGCTTGGTCTTATGATGGTGGTACAAAACAAAAAAACTTCGAGGAACTACGAGAGATTCGTAGGTCATTCGGTACACTAAACGAGGGTTAAAAAAATGTCTTGCGAGAATCACGAAAAAATGAATCCTATTGTACATGCTTTGCATCATGTAAAAGAGTGGGATAAGAAGAAATCAAAATGGTTTCAAGATAAATTTAAGTTAACAGATTATCAGATGCTTTGTATCTCATTTGCTAAAGGATTTATTATTGGAGCTATTCTCTTATGATGTTTGCTATTTTAGGTGATGCTGCCAATGCATACAATGCTATTCCTTGGCAAGACGCTGTGCCATTTCTTGCAATACTTATTGCACTCTATTGGGTCAAAGTAAAGATAGACACAAGAGCAGGAATTGGTAAGAAAAAAATGAAAGAATTAAAAAGACTTATCAGAGAGGCAATCGATGAGTCTGAACTAATTGATAGACTCAAATGAAATCTTTGTTAATTAAAATTGGTGTTGGTGTATCTGTAGCACTTAATCTTTTTGTCTTTACTGTTGCGATGTATGGGTTAATTACTCGTGAAGAAAGAGTCGAAGAGAATCGAAAGTGGTTGAAAGAAACTATCGAGAAAGAGGTATACGATCAAATTAAATTTGTAATGCCTAAAGAATCTGGTGGTGTTTATGTCCCCAATAAATGAAATTGAAGTACCAAATATAACAATACCTAATGTTGTAAGTAATCAACATTGGTTAAATGGTATACCTAATGTTCCAAGTAATCATCCACCAATCACAACACAAATAGGATTTCCAATTGTAGAAATACCTGGTTGTGTCAAGATGCATCAGGATAATAAGGATCATGTAACAAGAATGCCTTTTGATCATGACCTTGTAAATCAAGATGAAGATGGTGTTACAACTCTATGTCCTCATGGTGAATATCCATCATATGAAGCGATGGAATATACACCAGAGCAGTTATTAATTACACAAGAAACACCACCTCCTCCTGTTGAACCACCACCTACACCACCAGAATTCACACCTGATGCAATACCAGAAGCAAAACAAGAAGATATTGCTTGTCCCGGCCCCGGTCAACTTAGAGTTGGTGATGTTACACAATCGGGTGATGAAAGAGTTGTGGGTCATCAACTTAGTGAAGATGGTAAGATCTGTGAGACATTATATGAACCTACCACAGCAATTGAAAAATTTCTTCCATCAATCAATCAAACGACAAGCGTGACTGCACTCGCAGTCGTGGCCACAGCAGGTGCAGCCGCCACACCATTATTGATAAGAATTATAAGACCTGTGATTAAAAAATTATGGACTACTCTTCAAAAGAAAATAGGTAAGAATGTTGAACCACCTAGCCGTTCAGAAATTAAAACTAATGAGTATCGTCAGAAGAAGGGTCTTCCTCCTCTGAAAAAGAAATAGACATATCATTTAAACCTTTTACTTCTGATGGAGTTTCAATTATCTTTGGTGTTGGTTGAGTAAAGCCATCCCAATCTTTTTTAATATCTTCAACTTGTCTATCAACATCTCTCATCGTATTTTCGATTTTAACGTTAATCCATACTTTTTTGAGATATGCAATAAGTCCTAACGCAAGAAAAGAGATAGGAAACTTTTGTTTCTTTGCCCATCTCTCTGCTTTCGCATACCAAGGATCTACACCCTTACCAAATTGTTTTTCAAATTTAATTTGTGCCAATTGAAATCTCCTTTAAAGTGCTTGCATCACCAGTTGGTAATGTAGTTGGTAATGGTTTATGTTCGATCTTATGATTATGATCTGCAACAACACCTGGTGGATTGACTAATACTACGTCAGCACATACTTTATAGTATGGTGAATTTTGATGGAACATAATTCCAGCCTTCATTAATTCACCACAGTTCTTTAATCTTGCAATCTCAAAATCTAATCTTTTATTTGCTACACTTTGTTCCATCAATGCAATGTTAGCTGCAGCTGCATCTTTACATTGTTGCTGTAATTCCTTATCTAAAGGTTTTGACCAAGTAGCAGATATACCTAATGATACTGTACTACTATCTTTCTGTGCTGTTCTTACTGGTTTATAATATAATATCTCACCTGGATTATCTGGTACATCATCATTATTTGCATCTACGTTATTGTATACTGGATCCTGCCAATAATCTTCATAAGGACGTTTGATGGCGATATTACCTGTTAAGAACGGTGTAACGTTCATGGTAGGACCTTGACACTGTATGCCATTTCCATAAGTATTCGTTATATACGGACCTTGTAAAACCTGTATAGCTTGATTTGTAACGCTTCCAGAACTGTTTGCCACTGGATTTGCTGTTGCAGAAACACCACCTATATCACTCGCAAATGTAGGTGATGCAGTTCCTAATAAACAGATCGAAATCAGTTTGAGAAGGTGCTTGTTGTATTTGTTACGCTTTGTATAGTTGTTGTGCGATTTATTATTGTGTGATTTGAAAGACCTGGGCCAGAATAACTTTCTGTAAATTGAAAGGCTTCTCCTGGTGTTGTTATCGTGAAGTTTGGTTTGTTGCTTAGATCCAAGTTCGTCCATGTTGAAGTCACTCCATTTAATGTATTACTATTTCCTGTTGTATTAGGAGCAGAAATAGTATTCCCATCGTGGGATATATTTGTACCAGTTATCACATATTGATAACCAGTATCATAATTCATTGAATTAATTGTTTCAGTTACGGTAGATGTTGTCTCCGTGTTGCTGGTCATTGAGCCCTGGGTAAAATTAGGGACTACAGGAACAGCATTCGCAGTCCTCACACTCGCAAGGGCAGACACACCCACAACAATCGCAAGTAGTCTTTTCATCTGTCATTTCAATTTATTGTGAGTTCGTTGACAAATTGGCCAGTAGCCACAGTACCCGCTCCGCCAGCTGTTACCGTGATAACCCCTGCACTTGTGATAGTACCAGCGAGGGTGTCTTTTGTACCAGCAGCTGTTGATACCTGACTTGAGAAGTTACCAACTTGTCCTACTGTTGGAGCAGATGTTGGAACCGCATCAGCTTGAATATAACTAGAACTAAAGCTAAATGCCGCACCAGCTGTGTCCTGAGTCGCTGCAATCGTGCCTGGGTTATAAACACCTGATGTGATTGTTCCAGCAGATACTGTACCCGCTGTTGTACCATCAGTTGTATCAATGTTTGAACCAGATATGGTAAATGTTGAGCCAACTCTATCAACCTGAGTCGCTGCTGCGTTCACACTCAATTGCACACTACTGGATAATTTATGAGTCAAATCTGCCATAGCGGGTGAACTAAATCCAAAAAGTAATAATATAGGTAAAAATTTCTTCATTGTTAGTTTACACTAGTATTAGTTTTATTTATTACAATTTTATATTAACTTTAGGTATTGTATCCTATGATACTTGCCATTTATGTAAACATTTGTTAACATAAATAACGAAAGGGTGTTGTTTTCAACACCTAGCAATGGACTCGAAAGGATCGCCCTCCAACGCAAACTGCTTTAACCGAGACCTGTGAGCAGTATAAGCAATAGTCTCTTTTATCCAGTAGTGAGGGATTACTGGAAATAAGTTTCGCATCTTCCCTGATGCCCTACTTAAAAACGTCTTACTAATGACAACTTCTAATTTAACACGCAGTAGAGGTGGTCTCCTTAAGGGATGGCCAGAGTTCTGCGAGTGGGTAACATCTACAGACAACAGAATATATGTTGGTTGGTTCGGTGTACTCATGATTCCATGTTTGCTCGCAGCAGCAGCATGTTTTGTAGTAGCATTCATTGCTGCTCCTCCAGTCGATATCGACGGAATCAGAGAGCCTGTAGCAGGTTCATTTATGTATGGTAACAACATCATCTCTGGTGCAGTTGTTCCATCATCAAACGCAATCGGATTACACTTCTACCCAATCTGGGAAGCAGCCACTATGGATGAGTGGTTATACAACGGTGGTCCTTATCAGTTGGTTATCTTCCACTTCCTTATCGGAATCTCTGCTTACATGGGCAGACAGTGGGAATTATCATACAGACTAGGTATGAGACCTTGGATTTGTGTAGCATATTCAGCTCCAGTATCTGCTGCCTTTGCAGTATTCTTAGTATACCCATTCGGTCAGGGATCTTTCTCTGATGGTATGCCTCTAGGAATTTCTGGTACGTTCAACTTTATGTTCGTGTTCCAAGCAGAGCACAACATACTAATGCACCCCTTCCACATGGCTGGTGTTGCAGGTATGTTCGGTGGTAGTCTCTTTAGTGCAATGCACGGTTCTTTAGTTACATCATCTCTAATCAGAGAAACAACAGAGAACGAGAGTCAAAACTACGGCTATAAGTTCGGACAAGAAGAAGAAACATACAACATTGTAGCTGCACACGGTTACTTTGGTCGTTTAATCTTCCAGTATGCTTCATTCAACAACTCAAGAAGTTTACACTTCTTCCTAGCAGTTTTCCCAGTTGTATGCGTATGGTTAACCTCTATGGGTATATGTACAATGGCATTCAACCTCAACGGTTTCAACTTCAACCAATCTGTAGTTGACGCAAACGGTAAAATTGTACCAACTTGGGGAGATGTTCTTAACAGAGCAAACCTAGGTATGGAAGTTATGCACGAAAGAAATGCACACAACTTCCCACTTGACCTTGCATCAGCAGAGTCAACAACAGTTGCTTTAACAGCACCTTCAATCGGTTAATAAATCGATATAAGATATCAAAAGACCTCTTCACAGGGGTCTTTTTTTATGGTATAATGTTTCCATGTTGAAAGAACTTTTATATGATTATAAAGTGCCTTCGGATAAGAAGGTAACAGATTTTGATGTAAAGGTAAGTAATATACAGGTCGTTAGAGATTTTATACAATCATGGCACTACTCTAAGAGTGTGAATGGATTAAGAATATCTCATGTATTTGGATTGTATTGTGATAATCATTTGATAGGTGCAATGATATATGGTCCTCTAGGTATGGCAAATGCGTGGAGGAAGTATGGAGAGAGTGAGAGTGATGTGATAGAACTAAGGAGACTATGTTGTATAGATGAAACGCCTAAGTGTACAGAGAGTTACTTCATAGGAAAGACTCAGAGGTGGTTGAAAAAGAATACTGACCACAAGATCATTGTGTCATATGCAGACGCATACCACGGTCATACAGGAGTCATATATCGTGCAACAAATTTCAAACATGAAGGACTTACATCGCCAGGCAGACTCATAAAATATGGAGATAAAACTTATCATGATAAGGCAATCAGAACAAAGTATAAGAATGTATTAAAACCTTTTGCACAGAAATTAAGGGATGCACTGGAGTCAGGAGATGCACATTATATCAATACGCCAGGCAAACATATTTACACTTTTAGATTGAGATGATATAATCTAAATAGTTTTTTTAGGATAAGATTATGTCTTGCGGAGACCACGAAAAGATGAATCCTGTTGTACATGCTTTGTATCATGTAAAGGAATGGGATAAGAAGATGGCAAAGAAATTACAGGACAAATTTGGGTTGACAGATTACCAAATGAAGTGTATTGCGTTCGCTAAAGGATTTATCATCGGTGCTATTCTCCTTTGAAAAAACCTTCGGGGACGGCGTAGACCCTTGGTACGATAAAGCCGAGAGATGGGTAAAGAAGAAATTCAAGAACCCATTTGTACAGCATCTTGCATTAGGACTCATTGAATGGTTGAAACAACAGTGGATTGAGGTCAAAGTTGCTAATGCAATGAGAGATATTGACAAACAAACCGAACAAATCAAAAAAATCTGGGAGGAACAAGATGACAGAGAAGAACCGATTGTCGTGGAGAAAGGAGTATTTGGGGATGAAGGCTGGTCTATCGAAATTTCAAACCCGATTGTTGGAGGAGGGCCCACATCAATTGGCACAAGCATGGTTCCTCCAAGCGATGCACAATGAATACAAGAGAATGAAGGGGATTAAAGAGCCTCCTTATCGTGAATCTGGTTATCAAACAACACTCAAAGAGTGGTTCCAAACTTACGAAACCAAATGAATTTCACTGTTTACTCAAAAATGGGCTGTTCCCATTGCACAAAAGTAAAAACTGTGTTAGAATTAGCACACATCAATTTTGTGGTCTACACACTTGATGAAGACTTTAGTAGACAGGAGTTCCAACAAGAGTTTGGATGTGATGCCACGTTTCCTCAAGTCACAGCTGGAGCATCTACCATTGGTGGTGCTGTAGAAACTGTTAAATACTTACAAGACAACAATCTAGTAACATTATGATACATTTGCGTGACGACATTCTTAAGTCACAAATTCGTTATTATGAGGGTTTAATCGCCAAACATAAACAGAATGTCGAAGTTTACCTTACCTATCCTGTAGGTATAGGAGAACACCCAGATATTATGGCAGCAATAGACGGTGAAATAAATGCCGTCGCTCAAGCACATGAGAAAATTGAAGTCATTAATCACTATTTTCTAGGGAGGTAACATGGCAAGACACGGAAACTTAGAACCAGAAGAGGATTGGTTTAGACCAACTCCAAAGGAACATGTCAATGATCTGTGGGAAGATATGGACAGACTTAACGCTCTTTACGAAGAGATGGATTGGCCATCTGATGATGTGTTAGAGTTCACTCCAGACTATGCAAATAACTGTATCATCATAAAAAATAAATCTCAACATGGAAGATAAACTTGATTTGATTCTCTTAAAGATTAAAA